GATGGTCATTCCACTCATCATTGAAGTCACTTTCAGGAATAGTGAACTCATAACCGTGAGTATTAGCAATACCACGGAGTGCTGCATATTGGAACATCTGGTTACCCAGTCTTCCAATAATACCAAGGTGATTAAAACCAATCATAAGAACTTTAGAATATTGTTGATTCGATTAATGTAGGTATGCTTGTCTTTAATGAACTGCATTGCCTCCTTCATATTGATCTTACCACCTCTTTCTGTATCAATCAAGTTATGGTAAAGAGTTTCTGGTGTTCCACCATAAACCACGTAGTCACCAAAGGCCTCTTTGATAAATGGAGAGTTAGTTCCTTGAACTCTTCCGTAACTAATATTCTTCTGAATCCTACAAGGAATATAACCACACTGTAGATGCCAATCACTTCTGAAGTCAGGACAGATAAATGAGTTTCGAATCAACATACGATTCTCTTGATGAGACACAGACTGTGTGTAGAGTTTGACTTCTTTACCATTCTTTTCTGCACAGTGTGCAAAGTATTGAATCCAATATGGACCTTGTTCATACATCATACCAATGTAATTGATGTATCGATTACTTTCGTCAAACTTTGTAGGTTCATCAACGTTGATCTCATTGGGAAGAAGATCAGTTCCCCATGTTTGATAGAGAGTTCTAGTTGACTCATCCCAATGACATAGGTCTTCAATCTTCTCAAAGTGAACTGTGTTACGAATACAGTTACCTAGTTTCAGAACATTCTCAAAGGGAACCCCACGGTCTGTTAAGTATTTGGTGTCTACGTGGTGAGTGATGTATTTACAGTCAGGTCTAAGAGGCATTGCAGACTTCTGAGAGTCCTCTACAAAGAAGACAGCACCTGTATAGTCTATGAGATGGTCTTCATTAGAGACCCACATTACATCGTGACCAAGACTTTCAAATGCTTTGAAATATATGTCGTGAATATATCCGTGTGTCGAACTATGGAGAGGGTAGTGTCCCCAAATAATAATTTTCATAATACAGTTCCTGGAGGAAGATGATAATGGAATCCGAAAGGTGTGATACCTCTGGTTTCTGGAACAGGTTTCTCATGGGCAAACCTGGCGGCAACAGTTACAGGAGCAAACTTACAACCTAATACTTCATATATATGTCTGTTATGGACACAGATACATCCATCCTCTGCGGTGTCGTTCGCATCCATATGTTTGTAGAAGTTACCCCAGTTTACATCAAAGTGAACATATGCATTGTTAGGAACCTCTAGGAGTTTCTTAGAGCGGAGAGTGAATCCACCATTACCAACTCTCTGGTGTCCTCCCCAAGGGTCAATGTATGCCCCGTCAGAGTGTTCCCATGGTGCTCCAATATAATCGTATTCTAACCACAGTGGATCCCACTTCTCAGGGTTGATAATAAACCCGTCAGCCTGGATAGTAATACAGTGAGTTGTATCTACATGTTTCTGTAGATCATAGATCATGTAATGACTATACTCATCAATCGAAGTAATCTTTGGACACTTCTCTACAGTGATACCTGTTTCCTCAAAGTCAGGACGATCCTGATCTGATACAAGTTTCACAGCACCAAAACGAATACCCTGCATACTCTTTTGAAAGGCATACAGGGTCTGTTCAAAATTCACACTGGAAACACAAATAAGTGTTACATTAGGTAGATCAATCATTGATACAAGTTATTAGTTTCTTTGTATTTGTCAAACTGTTTCTTACAGTCTACACCATTGTCAAGGTCACCGTTTCTATCCATCCAGAACCAATCATCAACAATTGCCTCAGAAGGTCTCCACCAACCATCAGAGTTGTTCCAATCAAACCAGTACTTAGGAGCGATTACATTCTCTGCATTGGTGTTAGTCCATACTGGCCAGAAGGCAAAGGTGGATGAACTGATAATCACATTCTCTGCCTGATTGAGAATAGCATAATCAATACCAATAGGACCACCAGGATACTTATACCATCCTATACTTCCTTGATATGGGTCTTTCTCTTTAGTGATGGCAGAACCAATAACCTCTGCACCACGAACATACTTTGCTGCGTTAGTGGGATCATCAGTAACAACATAGAACTTCAACTTTGTATTATTGGTCACCCTCCTCATATTATCCATCGCCATTTCATAATACGATGGAGGAAGTGCAGAGTTGCCAGTCAGGTAATCTCCACCACGAAACTGAATGACACAAGAATTTTTATCAGTATATTCAGGGAAACTCAATTCCTCAGAATAAGACAACCATTCACAGATCTTTTCACGGAATTCATCAACATATGACATCCTCTGCATGGTTCCTTCAATCTTAGTTCCATCAGGAACATTGAAAAGATTAGGATCAGGAAGACCTACGTTTCCATTAGTCACAGGGTGACGTAGGAAGTGTTCTTTATAATAGTTTGTGATACCTTCTGGAAGACTCTCAGGTGGTCCTCCTTCTGGACCTGAACCACCTACTACTTCTTCACCAAAGTCGATAGGCATAAAGGCTTGACCTTTCCACCTATCTTTACCCATGATCCCATACTTATAACCATTCTTCTCTGCAATGAGTCTGGTAACAACGTAGTGCCAAATCTGGTTTCCAATACCAGATCCATAATATATTTCAGATATAATCATGCAATGAACTCCTTATAGCGTTCTGGGTGATGTACAATCTCATCAGGGAGATCATTGTCGAGAGGAACAATTCTTGTTCCCATCCAAGTCCTACCAAGAATATCCTGGTTACCTGTGATGTTAGAACCAAGAGAGTTCTTCACACCGTCATGGTTATGTTCTTGGTGACCATAACCATTGAGTTTCTGTTTGATCTTGTCCTCTCCTCCAAGGAAGCTAAAGTGCCACCCTCCATTATCGATTGTGTATTCATGTTCGTGAGGAAGATTCCTACAATCATTAAAACCACCATGTTCTTTCAGATACTTGAATGTACAAAATTGTGAACCTCTCCAGTCATCAACATCCTTACCCTTGTCGGTTTGGATTCTATTCACATGACACATGTAAAACTTCTGGATACAAGTATACATATAACCATCTTCCACAATCTCTTTTGCTTCTTTCAGAAACTCAGGGTTAGGAATCTCATCCAAATCACTCTGAATGATAATGTCCTCATCCTCAGCAACCTCTAAAGGAGATTCAATAAGACAATCTCGACCATACATTGAACGATGCCAACGTTCTGGAAGACCTCTTGTAGCAGGTCTAGCAGGATGTGATTTATCTCTATTAGTATGATACTCCTGTTGGAATGTGGTGAAGTCTAGATTACGTTCTCTGGTATCAATTACACGATGAACAATCTTATCGCCAAAATAAAAATCTAGATGTTTCTTATGTTTCTCAAATTGTAGTTCACGTTCAATACCAGTATAGGTAGTGGCGTTTTCATTGATACAGATGAGATCAACATGAGGATACACAATCCTCAGTCTCATCTCTAGAAGTTCAATAGGTTCATGTGAAAAATTAAAAACATCAATTAACTTCATAACTCATCTCCAATTCAATTGTCCTATCTCCAACATTTTCCTTGTTCCAAAATACCGAAATCAAGTCATTACGAGTATTGAATACTTTATTCCAATCTTTCACAGTGCTCTCAAAGTTTTTAGTCTTAAGTGTGACAAACGTCATACCCCAACTAGGAGGATAACACATAACCTCAAGGTTGTCATCCTCATAGTCTTCAAGAACATCTAAACCAAAGAACTCTCTAATGGCATCATCAACACGGTTCCAAGACTTACCACCAGTTTACCTTCTGGCCAATGAGAATCATGGAATGCGACAGTACCACCTTCCTTCAAACGAGGAACCCAGTAATAAAGTTCACAAAGAACCTGTTCTCTAACATGAAGAGAGTCAACAAACAAGAAGTCAATCTCTTTCAAGTCTTCAATGTCAGCATACTTACCAATAGTGGAACTATCACCTTCTAGTTGTAGATAATTCTGACCATCTACAAGTTCAGATCTAAAGTTATTGAAGTTTACATCGACACCATAGATTTTATTGTTATTCTTCTTGGAGTTCAAAGAAAGAAGGGCAGAAGAAAAACCATCACGAACACCAAGGTCAACAAAGGTAGAGTCTTTTTTCTTACCTATAAACTCACACAATACGTTTGCATTTGATCCAAGATCTGATGAAGTTGCTACTGCCAACACCTGTTGTCTATTCATAATTCTTCTTCATTTCGTTAAACACTTTTGAGATACCTACGTCAATTCCTGTCTTTGGTATCCACCAACCTAATATGTAGTTGTCAGCTTCATTCCTCTTATCAAGTTGAACAGTATCTTTTGCAACGCCAGGTTTGATTCTTACATCATACCTTCCAATTAAGTTGAACTGACCTCGAATAATATCAGCAATATCATTGATAGAGTTTGAATGGAATGATGTAATATGAAGTGGATCCTCTGGTTTGAAGTCAGTATAGTTTTCCATTACTGTTTCCAATGCCTCACAACAGTCCTCAGCATATAAGAACTGACGTTGTTCTGTACCATCAGTCAACATCTCAAACTCACCTTCTTCAAATCCCCTCTTGATAAAGTCAGTGATAACATGAGCCTTGTCCATGTCCTTCTCGATACCATAAACATTCCAGAACTTCACAAGAAGTCCATTCAATGTTTTAGTATACAACTCACCAACTCTCTTCATCACACCGTAAGGAGAGTGACTCATGTTACTCATCTGTGAAGATGCAAACACAAACCTCTTATTATACTTCTCTAGAAGACCAAAAACACTTACCATCATTCTGGCATTGTTGTCAATGAACTTAAAGGTGTGTTGATACTTCTTCAGATACCTAGAACCACCAACATCAAAGGCAAGAAAGAATACAAAGTCACATTCCTTGACTAAATGATCTAGTGTAAGGTTAGGAATTTGTGTAAGATCTTGTTCTTCACATTTAACAATATCATACTCAAAGACATGATGTCCTTTATTACTAAGATACTCAGTTAGATAGGCTCCAATCTGACCACTGGAACCGAGAATCAATACCTTCATATTCTCCTCATTAGAACATCACCACCATCAGCATCATTACATCTCCAATTGTGTTCAAGAACATAGTTGGGGAGAAGTGATTTGATCTCTTCTAATCCTGCACAATCTTTATACATCTCTTCATCATAGTACTCAGTATAGATATAATCGATGTTTGGGAGCATTCTCTGAGCACCTTTGAGAACATCTCTTTCTGCCCCTTGAGTATCCATCCAAACAAAATCAACATGATCAATACCATTTTCTTCACAGAAAATATCAATTGAAGAACATTTTGCTTCTACAGTTTCCTCAAAAATACATGCAGACCACCTCTTACCATACTTAGGACTTTCCAAGTGAGTAACTGGACGGTGAATCGAACCAGAGTATCTACCCCAATTTTCACCTTGTCCAGGTCCATCCAAGTTTTGAGACCTGTTAAATGTGATGGTTCCTTTATAATCACACATCGCATAAGGATGGAAGATATGCCTATCATCATTTGCCAGTTGGTCATTGCCACCACCAAATGCATCTTTCTGACCAAGTTGTGTTACAAATACCTCATTAATAGGTTCAGGATCAAAGGTATAGATGGTAAGTTCAGGACCAAAAGTATTCAGAAACTTTTTAGTGTCTCTACCATCTGCACAACCAATTTCAAAAATAGTAATTTTATCTCTTCCTGCCATCAGATTTTTAATCTGACTATGTGTAATACCAGCCATTATTTTGTCTCCTGTATATTTGTCTGTTCACTAATCCAATAGTATGTGTAACGGATACCTTCTTCAAGGGTTTGTTCATAATTCCAACCCAACTTCTCACGAATCAAATCATTGTTGGAGTTACGGCCACGAACACCTAGAGGTCCATCAATGTGGATCTTAGTGACTTCCTTCTCTGCAACTCTTGCAGTAATGTCTACAAGTTGATTGATAGTAACCATCTCTTCAGAACCAATATTTACTGGTCCAATGAAGTCAGAGTCCATCATTCTTCTAGTCGCTTCGATGCATTCATCAATGAACAAGAAGGAACGAGTCTGTAGACCATCTCCCCACACTTCGATGGCTCCACCTTGTGACGGGAGGTTAGCAACTTTCCTACAGATAGCAGCTGGAGCCTTCTCTCTTCCACCTTGCCAGGTTCCTTCTGGTCCGAAGATATTGTGATACCTAGCAACCCGAACAGGAATACCATGATTACGATTATAAGATAGGTATAGTCGTTCGGAGAAGAGTTTCTCCCATCCATATTCAGAGTCTGGTGCTGCTGGATATGCGGATTCTTCACGACAGTCAGGATTATCAGGGTCAAGTTGATTGTACTCTGGGTACATACATGCCGACCCAGAATAGAAGATCTTAGTCTTATTTCCTACAGTCTCATTGAGTTTACGTTGTTCCTCAAGAACATTTAGGTTGATTGTAACAGAGTTGTGCATGATGTCTGCGTCGTTCTCACCAGTGAAAACAAAACCTGCACCACCCATATCAGCAGCAAACTGATAGATCTCATCAAAAGGAAGATGAAGTCTTTCAGGAACACTATGATAGAAGTTACCTTGATATCCTTTGAACCGAAGAACACGACGAACAAAGTCAGCTTCACGCAAGTCTCCTCGAATGAATTCGTTTGCTTCAGTCGAAGTGAACTCTGGGTTCTTGAGATCAACTCCACGAACCCAGTATCCTTCTGCACGTAGTCTCTTTACCATGTGACTACCAATAAAACCACCTGCACCAAGCACTAGTGCAGTCTTATTATATTCACTCATAATTTTTTACTACAACTAATTTATTATATCACACCTTAAGTCTTCTGACACCATCAGCATCTTTAGTACAATGTTCTGTGATTGCAGGAATATCATTCAGTCTTTTAATAAGTGCTTCAACACTACCAGATGGTGCAGAGACAGTTGATGTAGACTTAAGTTCTGTCACTGCTGCTTCAAGAGCAGCCAGTCTCTCTTCAATTTTTGCGTGTGTTGCACCAGTTGGTTTTGTATGTGTTTCTGACTCTAGTGCCTGAAGTCTAGCTTCTACTTCTACATCATACTTTGACATAGATGCTCCACTTGCAGACTTACCTGCAGTACCTTTGTATGCCATATTCCCAAAGATTATTAACTAGAGGTATTTAGTAGACTCTATTTCATTAAATCCTTCATTAAGACTCATTTTTCGTTATACTTCTCCAACAGTTTAGGTGAATATTGTTCAGGTCCTCTAACTTCAGGACTTTCTTTAAGTTGATCCAACTTCTGTTTCTCAAGTGTATAAACTCTATTGCGGAGTTCAGTAGAAGAGTATTTGTGTTGTCTCTTGTGATAATGAATCTCAATGTCATTATCAATACAATATTGTTTTCCTGTAAAGTCTCTATCCTTATACTCTTCACTTAGAAATCTAACGTCAATTATCTGAGTCTTAATCATATTAAGAAGATCTTCTTCAGTTTCATAAACAAGTATCTCATCAACATACTTACAAGATTGTACCTGAACATATCTCTCATACACAGACTGTGTTGGTTTGTTTTTGATTCCAGGTCGATCAATAGTTGGATCGACTTGAAGTGCAACAATGAGATAATCACACAACTGTTTCTCCATTTTCAACATGGTCACATGACCTGCATGAAACAAATCGAATGAACTACAGTTAAATCCTATTTTCATTTTATAATATCCTTTATACAATTATACTAAAAAAGGAGAGTTTGAATAACCCTCCTTTTAAACATACGGTCTTTCATGCACGCCACTTGTTCTTTATATGGAAACAAGAAACCATAGGGTCTATTGACTCCACCAGGGCTTGTTTAACGACTTACCGAGTCTTTAATATAACAAGGTACATCATCTGGATCTAACCACTTGGCATATTCTGAGTCCTCGATAGCAAGAAGCATCTGGTCTCCATTATCAAACAAATAAACATCTGAGTATTTTTTAGTATACTCATTTGCTTTTTGCATACGGAAATCTGGTTTTCCGTTCAATTGAATATAACCTCGTTGAACAAAACGATAAGGAAATCGTTCATGAATAACAATAGTCTTTGTTGAGGCAACAGACTTAGGATCCAGATCGTTCACGCAACCTCCATAGTTTCTAGATCTGCTGCAATACAATCGATGAGAATATCATAGTCATCCAGAGGATCACCAGAAAATACTACACCAGTATTGTCATAATACTTACGAACTTTTTTGAAAAGTTTTGGGTTCTTTACA